CAAAGAGCAATAAAAGACCGGCAGACAAGGATGGTGGAGAAAAAGCTATGCCAACCTTATCAAGAGCCGGAATGATTGGTGCAGTAGTGCAAAAACTTTCTTCATTCAGTAAAGGCCAAGTCAACGATGCTTATGATGTTATATTTGGAAAGAGTGCTCCAAACAACTCTGCTAAAAATATGGCATCTATCTCTGCTAAAGGCATGAGAGAAGACGTTGAAGAAATCTTTGCCGGAGAAGAACTTGCAGAAGAATTTCTAGATAAAGCAGAAACAATTTTTACAGCTTCTGTTAATTCTAGATTAATGGCTGAACAAGTTCGATTAGAAGAAGAGATGGAAACCAAACTCAATGAAGCAAAAGAAGAGCTTACTGAGCAAATGACTGATAAAGTCGATCAGTATCTTTCTTATGTTGCAGAAGAGTGGGCTTCAGAAAATGAAGTAGCAATCGAATCTGCTATTAAAGTAGAAATCGCAGAAAACTTCATGAATGGTCTTAAAAAACTATTTGAAGAAAATTACGTCTCTGTACCAGAAGACAAATTAGACTTAGCATCTGACGCATTAGCAAGAGCTGATGAGTTAGAATCACAGTTAGACGAAGTTGTAAAATCAAATTTAGAACTTCAAGAAAAAATTGAATACCTTGAGTGTAAAGCTTTAGTTTCTGAGGAATCAGAAGATTTAACTGATACACAAAAGGAAAAGCTTTCATCACTTGCTGAAGGCATTGAATATGAAAACTTTGAAGACTTTGAGCAGAAGCTTAATGTAATCAAAGAACAATACTTTGCTTCTAAAGCTGTAGTTGCAGAATCAGTTGACGAAGAGCCAATTGAGGCGGAAGCAGAGAAAAGGGCTGCAGTTGATCCTTTAATGGAACAATATGCCGGTGCAATTTCGCGTACCGTAAAAAAATAAATAATGTTATATAGGGAATAAATTTAGGAGAACTATAATGGACCTTAAAACAAATTTAGTTGAGAAGTGGCAGCCAATTCTTGAGCACGAAGATCTTCCAAAGATCGGAGATTCTCATAGACGCGCAGTTACAGCTCAACTTTTAGAAAATACAGAGATAGCTTTAAGAGAAGGTTCAGCCTACTCAAGCCAATCTCTTTTACTTAGTGAGGCAGGAACTCATACACCTGTTAACGCTACTGGAACCGCAGGTTTCGGTGACGGTGTACAGAACTATGACCCAGTCTTAATTTCATTAGTTAGAAGAGCAATGCCTAACCTTGTTGCATATGATATGTGTGGAGTTCAGCCTATGTCTGGACCTACAGGTCTTATTTTTGCAATGAGAAGCAAGTACTCATCTATGGCTAATTCAGCATCAGAAGCATTCTATAACGAAGCTAATACATCATTCTCTTCAGTTGTAGCAAATGCTAATACTCTTGGTGACAAGCACGTAGGAACAGTTCCAGCAGCAGCTAATAACGCAGCTAATGGTGCTTATAACTTCGGTGATGCTATGTCAACAAACCAAGCTGAAGCTCTAGGAAACAGCTCAAACGTTGCTTTCCCAGAAATGGCTTTCTCAATTGAGAAGGTTAGTGTTACAGCTGGTTCAAGAGCTCTAAAAGCTGAATACTCAATGGAACTAGCTCAAGATTTAAGAGCTATCCATGGCCTAGACGCTGAAACAGAATTAGCAAATATTCTTTCTACAGAAATCTTAGCTGAAATCAACAGAGAAATTATCAGAACTATTAATATCGTTGCTAAGCAAGGTGCTTTAGTTGATACAACTACACCTGGTACTTTTGACTTAGATACCGATTCAAATGGTAGATGGTCTGTTGAAAAATTCAAAGGATTAATGTTCCAAATCGAAAGAGATGCTAACCAGATCGCTAAAGATACAAGGCGTGGTAAAGGTAATGTCCTAATCACATCTTCTGACGTAGCATCTGCTCTACAAATGGCAGGCGTGTTGGATTATACTCCAGCATTAAATTCTAATAATCTACAAGTAGATGATACTGGTAATACTTTTGCTGGTGTATTGAACGGAAGATATAGAGTATACATTGACCCATATACTACTGGTAACTATTACACATTAGGATATAAAGGTTCAAGTGCATTTGATGCAGGTATATTCTATTGTCCATACGTTCCTCTACAGATGGTTAGAGCCGTTGGTGAGAACACTTTCCAACCTAAGATTGGTTTCAAGACTAGGTATGGTGTTGTTGCTAACCCATTTGCAGAAGGCACAACTTACGGTGCTGGCGCATTGACAAAAGACTCAAATGTATATTACAGAAGAGTTCTTGTAAACAATATTATGTAATCAAAGATTCATTTTATTATTGTTTCAGAGAGGCCTTATGGCCTCTCTTTTTTTGTGAAAAAACAGTTGATTTTTTCTGAGATTATTATACAATATAAGTATAAATCGGAGAATATATATATGAAAATATTAGACCAATACTTAGAAGTAATCAAACAAGCTGAAGGGCTTGATGCTAAAAAAGAAGCAATGATTGAGATGATTAATCAATCTCATGCTAAAGCTAGAACAAAGCAAAAAGCATTAAATGATATTCAATATGTTCCAAATGAGAATAGATTGCTTGCATTTGCTTACAATTTTGCTTTATCTGGTGAAGGCTATAAAGTTATATAAATTATAACATCCTCCAATAAGGGGCTAATTAATAGCCCCTTTTTTTTATAAATATAGTTGAACTCTACATAAAATTAAGGTATAATTCTATCTGTAGATGGATGATATAACTATATCTAATATAAAGAGAAACTAAATGCCATACTCAAAAGAAGTAACGAAACGATTTGAAGCTGTATTAAATAACCCTAAAGAGTTTTCAGTGGGTAGATTCGATCCTAATGAACCAAATGTAGCAACTGGTATGACTGGTGCACCTGCATGTGGTGATGTTATGAAGCTACAGCTTAAACTAGATGATAATGAAAGAATAATTGATGTTAAATTTAAAACATATGGATGTGGTTCAGCAATTGCCTCATCCACCACCTTTGTTGAAATGTTAAAAGGTAAAACGATTGAAGAAGCAAAACAAATTAAAGATAAAGATATTGCAACACTTTTAGATCTTCCAGCTATTAAGTTACATTGCTCTGTTCTTGCAGAAGATAGTATTAAGAAAGCTATCGAAAATTGGGAAGAAAAAGTAGCTCACAGAAAACACAACCAATATAATTTGTATCCAGAAAATGGGATATGATACTTTGTAAATGATAGAAATAACAAATGAAGCGATTACACAACTCCTTAACAAACAGGCTAAAGAAGGCTGGGCAAATATACGTCTCGGTATTACAGGTGGAGGATGCGCTGGCTTCGAGTATATTTTTGATTCTATCAATGATGCTGGGAATAGCGATGATGTGTTTCTTGATCATGGCAAGTTTGGCATTGTAGTCGATAAACTATCTATACCATATCTAGTTGGTATGACTCTTGATTATAAAAAAGAAGGTCTTAACGAAGTATTTAAATTTATTAATCCAAAAGAGCAAGCATCATGTGGTTGCGGTGTGTCTATTAATTTTGATTTAGATAAAGTGAAAGCTGATGAATCGAAGATAATGGCTATAGAGATTAGATAAATATATACATGAGTGCACTATCTAAACAGCCTGATAATCTTAATTTTTTATCACCTCTTAAGTTTACGTTTCTGGTTAATAAATTACCCAATGTAAACTTTTTTGTTCAATCTGTTTTATTACCTGCTGTTAACTTAGGTAATATAGATGTACCAACACCATTTGTTAAGATACCTGTATACGGTGATCATATTGACTTTACTGAATTTCAGATAGGTTTTAGAGTTGATGAACAAATGCAATCTTATTTAGAATTATTTAATTGGATTAAAGCTTTAGGTTTTCCAGAAAATTTTGGTGAGTTTGCAGCATTAGCCGAACAAGATAGAAGAAGAAATCCAGTCGGTGGTGATGAATTAGTTTCAGATGGTGCTTTAATAATACATAATTCAAATGCTAACCCTAATGTAAAGGTCAATTTTAAAGGTCTTTACCCATCAACATTATCAGAACTAGCTTTTGATTTTAGAGCTAGTGATGTATCTTATATAGAATGTGTTGCATCATTTAGATATGAGCAATTTGATATAGAAATAATATAGTTGACTTCTATTCTAGAAGTTCATATAATATAACAGTATGACTTTAGATGAATTATTTGACCTGTGGACTAAAGATTGTGAAATAGATAGAACTGAGCTTGGTCAAGAAGCTTTAAAAATATCTAAACTACATTCCAAGTACTTTAAATTATATTCAACAGAACGTCTTACTTTAAGAAAATTAGAACAAGATCTTAAAGTATTGAAACGTCAATCGTATGAGTATTTTAATGGTACATTAGACCACGATGAAATGCTAGACTTAGGATGGGATCCAAACCCGTTAAAAATCCTACGTGCTGATGTTCCTAGTTATGTCGATTCATCTAAAGATATAATTGATCTAACTTTAAAGATTGCTTATCAGCAAGAAAAAGTAGATTTCGTTGAAAATTGTGTACGATCAATTAATGCTAGAGGGTATAATCTTAAAGCAGCAATTGACTGGGAAAAATTTAAGGTGGGAATGTAATGCCGTATATAGATAAAACACCTATAAGTAGTGTTAAAGAAGCATTAGAATTATGGAGAGGTGTTATGGATGATCCTAACATCGATGGTTATAATGGCTTCGGATGTAAGAAAAAGATATACCAAACATTATGGGCAGCTCAAAAAGCGTTAGAGGGTGCTCCTGAATATCATGGTGAAGAAGAATGGTTGAAGGAAAGAAAAAAGCAGTTATAATTGGATATGGATTTGTAGGTAAAGCTACAGAAAAATATCTTAAAAATTTTAACGATATAGATTTATGGATACACGATCCAGATCTTGGTATGATTGCATCTACAGAAAAAGAATATGATTTCTGTTTTATATGTGTACCAACCAATTTAATTCAAAATAGAGAACTAGATATAGACATTGTGTTGGATGTTTATAATGAGTTTAAAGGTGAACAAATTATTAGATCAACAATCGGTCCAGATCAAATTGGTTTATTTCATGATGATGTTGTATTATGGCCAGAATTTTTAAGAGAAGTTACATGGGAAGATCAATTAACTCAACCAGAAGTAGATAATGTAATAGGTGATACTAGTGGATCATCATTTACTGAATGGTTAGCCAATCATACATTTGGTAATATTGAGATAGTAACTCAAAAAGAGGCATCGATGTTTAAGATGTCACGTAATGCTTTTCTAGCTATGAAAGTAACGTTTGCAAATTTATTAAATATAAAATGCAATGCTTATAATATTGATTATAATAATGTAAAAGCTTTGCTAAAATATAATATTGATCCTACTACACATTTAGATACACCAGGACCAGATGGTAAAGCTGGATTTGGTGGTAAATGTTTACCTAAAGATACAACACATTTTATGAATCTATTTGGTGCTGATAAGATATTTGAAAGCATTTTAGATTTTAATAATAAAATAAGAAAATGATAATAGGTTTTACCTGCTCAGCATTTGATTTATTACATGCAGGTCATGTAACAATGTTACGTGAAGCAAAAAGTCAATGTGATTATTTAATATGTGGTTTACAAGTTGACCCTTCTCTAGATAGAAAAGAAAAAAATAGACCTATACAAACGATAGTAGAAAGATACACTCAATTACAAGCTATTAGTTACGTAGATGAAATAATACCTTATGTAACTGAAAATGATTTATTAGATATTATTTCTATGTTACCTATTGATGTGAGAATTTTAGGTGATGAATATCGTAATAAAGAATTTACTGGTAAAGAAATCTGCCAAAAAAGAGGAATTAAATTATACTTTAATAATAGAGATCATAATTTCTCAACATCAAACTTAAGAAAGAGAGTTAATGACAGAGAAAATTTACGTTGAAAAATATGATGAAGTTTATAACAAATTATTCTGCGATGCAGGTATAGGTTTCGAGCTTCAAGATTATTTTACCTTCACCGTTCCAGGTGCAAGGTTTATGCCTCAAGTTAGAAATAAATTTTGGGACGGTAAAATACGTCTCTATAATCCTGCCACTTGTCTTCTATATGGTGGCTTATTACCCTACATTAGAAAATTTGCTTATGATAGAGATTATGAGGTAGATGTTGATACAGAGTTATTAGATAGCTCCTATTCAGTTAATGAAGCTCAAGATTATTGTAAAAGTGTTACAACATTAGAGCCGAGAGACTATCAAGTAGAAGCATTTGCTCATGCAATGCGTACTAAAAGATGTTTACTTTTATCTCCTACCGCGTCTGGTAAATCGTTAATCATTTATATGCTAGCTAAAAAAATGATTGATGAGGGTAAAAAAATATTAGTTATAGTACCCACCACCTCATTAGTATACCAAATGCAATCTGATTTTAAATCATATGGTTACGAACACCCAGTTAGAGTTATAGATGGTACGCAAGATAAATCATGGCGTAATGATATACCAGAAGATATAGTTGTATCAACCTGGCAATCAATTTATAAAATGCCTAAGCCATGGTTCAATCAGTTTAAATGTGTAATGGGTGATGAAGCTCATAATTTT